GATTTCAGTCGTCGGAATTTCGTCCCAGTCAACGGAAACGAACCACTGCCAGGTGCCGGTCGCCGGGACCGTCGCTTGGAGGATGAGGCCTTCATTCGGGGCCAGGATCAGCGGCCATGCTTCCGGTCCATAGCGCAGCATGTCCCACGGGCCGACGAGGTTGTAACTGACCGAGGTCGCGGGAACTGGCGCGCCAAGCGAAGCAATCGGCGTCCCGTCCAGCGTGCGCGTGCCGGCGGTCAGAACGCCGGTCGTCGAATAACGCAAGTCCTGGAGCGCCGTCGTGGCGAAGGCCGTCCGGCGCTTCATATTGTTGGTCGTCATCGTCGCCTGCGTTCCGCCCGTGTCGGAAGCGGAGAAGGCGCGCGCGACAAAGAGTTGGAACAACGCCTGGCCGGCGGTGAACGCCGTCGTATAGGCCATGGCGTTGAAGGTAAAGCGCCGGATGACGACGTTCGGGCCGTTGGCCGCCGCACTGCGCATGGAGAAAATCGGCGAGTTGGCCGATGCGCCGGCCGCCTCGATACCGCCCGGCGAACCGAAGGAATATGAGCCGTAGGCGCCGACGTTCATCGGGCGCTCGGAAACCCTCAGCGCATTGGTGTTAGCCGCAGCTTCGACGCCGTTGCCGGATGAGTAGCCCTGAATGCCCAACATCTATCTCTCCTACGGGCTAAAGGCCCACGCAACCGACCATGCCCCGTAAGGCGTCGGTTGCTGTTCTCCGACCGGCATTTGGCTTGTCGCCGTCTGCCCGAACGCCGTTCCCGACGGGATTGGCTTGTCGCGCCCGCTCGGGAAGGCGTTGATCACCAGATTGCCGCCCGAAATCTGAGCCGAGACCAGCGGCGGATCGGCCGAATGCTCGTCCGCCGAATGATCCGCCGTCGCGATCGGCACGATCCAGGCGTCGATGACGGCGTTTGGATCGTCGATGTCGCTTGCGGCAATCGTCGTTTGCGCCGAGGCTGCGCCGGGGAAAGCGCCAAAGTTGATCGTCGCTACGCCGGCGGTCGGCGAGCTCGGCATATCGTCAAGGCGCGCGTAAGCCCAGCCCTTCGTCAGCAGCGTCGGCGAATCGAGCGTCGAAACGACGACGCGGCCCAATGGATCAACCGTGTAGATGGCGCCCGTCACGGGCCCCGTCAGCGCATGCTGCATCCCGATATCGGGAAGAACCTTGATCTTTTGCAGCGCGACGGTCGTCATTTCAGGCTCTCAGGTCGGAGAATAGAGGCTATAAAACACCGTCAGATTGACAGTCGCCCCATCCGACCAATTGGTGTGAGCATTGATGTAGATCGGAAAGGCTTTCGGTTTGCCGGTGCCAGTCGTCGACGCGCCAACCGTGCGAACCAGGATGGCCGAGTCGACGACGTGAACGAGACAGCTCGCCGCGCAGGTTACGGCCGAAGCAATGGTCGCGTCGGACGAACCGGCGATGCCGATGTCGAGGCCGCCCGTCACTGCCTGGGCTGCCGTTTCTTGAATCACGAGGCCGACGATGTAGGAACCCGCCGGAAGAATTGGCGCTTGCGCGGCGGTCGTCTGCGCGGTGATGCCGACCAGCGACACCGAGAACAGATTCGGGCCGGGATACCAGCCCTGCGACCGGAAGTAGCCGACGTCCTGGTTGGAGACGGCGGCGCAGCCTTCCGAATTCATCGTATAAAGCGTGCCGGAGGGCACCTGCGATGTCGAGCCGCCGATCACGCCGGCATGCGGCCCGGTTGCGGCGGCCTCCGGCATGCACATGATCGCCCCAGCCGAAGCCGGACAGGCGAGGCTCAGCGACAGCGCGGCGGCGGCGAGCGCCCCAAGGAGCCAATGCTTCATATTCATGCTCGTCTCTCCATGGCGCCGAAGATCGGGTCCGCGCGACGGGCCGCGTCAAGGTCGGCGTCGCCTTCGCGCTCGCGGCGCAGGTTTTCGAGATGGCCCTTGCCGGGCTTCAAGTTGCCGGGCAGGCCTTGGTTGGGCAGCGACTCATGGCCGCGCGTGCGCGAGGAAATGAAATAGCGCTTGGCCGGCTGGCGGCCTTCGTCAACTGCCTTCCCGTCGCGCGCGAAGGCGTCGCGCGCGTCGACCGACCACATCTTGAGCTCGATCGGGCCGCCGTTCTGCCGCTGCCAGTGCGCGAACTCTTCCTTGCGCGCGCCGTAGGTTTTCAGATCGGCTTCATAATCGACGAGCGCCTGGCGGAAGTCGACCATCGCCAGGTCAAACTCGGGATCGCCTTCCTTGCCCTTTGGCGCGACGGGACGGCGCGGCGCGCTCGGCGCCGTTGGGCCACAGTCCCAGACATAGACCATCGAGCGCTCGCGATCGGCCATCGCCACCGCGTCGGGGCCGAGATTGCTGAGTTTGATGAACTCGTTGAGTTGGATCGTTTCGGCCATCATCGCTCACATCTGTGGCAGGACGGCGAGGAACGCCTTGAAGGTGATCGAGGCGTTGGAGCCGCCGAGTACGACATACAGCTTGACGTACTCGTACTTCACGTTGTTCTGCTCGGTCGTCAGCAGCAACTCGTAGGGGTCGCCGCCGATCGCGTTCGGCGTCGGCGTGGTGATGCCGTTCGGCACATCGTTCGAGCCGGCGATGCCGAACTGCAGCGAGCCGCCAATCTGCACGTTGCCGGAACCGAAGGACGGGTCATTCGAGATCAGCGCTAGCAGCTTGTAGTAACAGCCGCTCGTCACGATGATCGCCGTCAGCCAGATCGGGATGACGCAGTCGATGCGCGCTTGCTGCGGCGTGATGGACGAGACCGAGGCGATCGAGGGCAACGTGATCGTGACGTTCTGGTTGCCGCCGGTATCGACAATGCCGTCAGCGCCGCCATACTGCGCGTAGCCAGAGACGGTCAGCGCCGACGCGCCGTCGGAAAGGCCGTTATTGGCGTCGAAGGCGTAAGTCCGATCGCCCATGTGCAGCGCGGCGCCGAGCGGCGAGGCGATGCTTTCGATGAAACCGCGGAGCGTGAACATCGGTTGATCCTCTCAGGCCACGATCGGCGCGTTGGTCCAGGACGTCATCCTGGTCATGCAATATTTGAATTCGTCGACCAAGCCGACGTCCCAGGAAATGTGAGTGCGATAGGTCTTTCGGTCTTCGAGCAGGCCGACGTCTTCGGGCGTCAGGTTGCGCACGTAGATGCCGCGCATCATGCCTTCGCCGAGCGTCAGGCCGTAAAGCGAGGCGGTGACCGCCGAGCCGCCGCCGTCGCCGACCTCGTTGAACTGGAGGACCGGCACTTGGTCATCCTTCGGATAGCCATAGAGCAGCCGAATCCCGGCGTAGGTCAACTTCGGCCGGCCGATCTCGTCCCACGTCTGCATGACGTAGCCCGTCAGCGACGTGTTGCGCGCCGCCTGGATCCAAAGCGGCAGCGACAGGAAGGGAACGAACAGGAAGCGCGTGCCCGACTTGCCCGACAAGTTGTTGAGCATGGTGTCGAGATTGGCGAGCGACAGCGCGGCGCCGCCCGAGGCAGTCGAGTTGTAGTAGAGACGGCCAAACTTCTGCGCGCGCACCTGGAGGCCGTTGAAGACGCGCGGATTGACCGACTGGTCGCCTTTGACGAAAGTATCGATCCACAGGCGGGCGAAGGCGGTGATGCCCATTCGCTGTTCGTAATTACGGCGCTCCGGCCCGAAGCGATCCTGAATGGCGCGGTCGACGTCGATGTCGTGGTCGATGATGTAGGTCGCTTCGTCGAAGGGCGAGATCACGCCGTGCCCAGACGAAGACGCCTCGTTGACGGCGCGGAAGACCGGCGTCGCCAGCGCGGCCTCGCGATAGCCGACGTATTTCGCCCCCTTCAAGCCCTCGAAGGGCATGACTTCGAAGACGTCGGAGTATTGGGCGAACATCTCGATCACCGGCCGACGAACGTCCTCCGGCGCCATTCCCTTGGCATATTCCGTGAGGGTCATGAGATTGCTGACGGCCATCGAAATTCCCCTTCAAATCACGGATTGGACGCGCTCGCCGTGTAAGTCCATTGAGCGACGGCGGTGTTCGGCGTGCCTGCTTGGTTAACGTCGAGAACGGAGGTCGCCGCGCTGATCGTGCCCTGGCTCCTCTCGACATCGTCGGCCATGTGCCGAAGCACCCTGGCGATGTAGCCGACCTCGGCCGACTTCTTATCGAAGCTCTGATCGACGAGTGTGGCAGTGAAAACCGTCATCTCAGGCGACCTTCTTGCCCGCCGCCGCGGCCGTCTGCTGGCGCGCATAGGCGATTCGATCCGGGATGCTGAGCTTGTTGTATTGCTCTTCGGTCAGCTTGCCGGGTGTCTCTGGCGGCTCGCGACCGCCCTGGCGGAACGTGCCGGCGCCGGTGAACTTTGAAATCAGCGCCTCGGCCATTTGAACGTCGGCGGCGGTGAACAGTCTCGAGACGAAGCGCGCGCCGGTCTCTTGGCCGAGCATGCCCTTCGCCCAGGTCTCGACGGTGGTAATGCGCGCCTGACCGTTGGCGCCGAGCTTGCCGATTTCGGCGTTGCGCGCCTGAACGATCTGAGCCTCGGTGCCAACGCGGTCGCCGGCGACCAGCGCGATTGCTTCGGCGAAAGCTTCCTGGCTCAGCCCGTGCTTCTGCGCCCAAGCCTGCCCCTGCGCCCACAGCGGATTCGAAATGTCGAGCTTGAACTCGACGCCCTGCGGCAACTTGAAATCCTTCGGCAACTCGATCTTGTAGTCTTCGGGCTTAGCCGGCAGCGTCAGGCGGCGCGATTCCTCGGCCGCGACGCGCGTCTGGAGCTCGTTGAAATGCTTCTCGAATTCCGCCTCTTTGACCTTGCCGGCCGAGGCGTCCCAGTAGGACTCGGGAATGTAGGAGGGGCGCGCGCTAGGTTGCGGCGTCGGGGACGGCTGGGGGCTCGGGGACGGAGAAACCGGGGACGAAGGCGTCGGGCTTGACGAGACGGCCGCCGGGGATGCGGCGCTCGGGGCGCTCGACGGGGCCGGCGAGGCGGAAGGTGACGGGGCGAGTTCGGTCACTGAGCGCTATTCCATCGGCCATGAGGGCCATCAAGTCGCGGGCGAAACTGCGGCGGCCATGGTCCTGCTGCAATGACCTTTCCGAATTGTCGGTGACGACGCCGCAAAGGATTTTCTGCAAATAGAGATAGAGCGTCACCCCGTCCGGCGTGCGCGCGATGCGATCGATCGCGAGGTCCAAATCTTCCTTGGTGACTTCGCTCATGAGGCCGGCCCCGGCGTGACGTTGGGCGGCGCGCCGACGTGGCGCGCGCCGGCGAGCTGCGCGATGGCGGCGGTCGCCTGCTTGACCTGTTCAGGATCGCGCCACTTGAGCAGCGTGACGCGCATCTTTTCGACGATCGCCTTCATCGTCTTTTCCCCGTCGCAATACATCTTGAATTCCTCGGGGAATGTCGGCGCGATGATTTGCAGCGCCTTGATCGCCATGCCGACTTCCTGCTGTTCGGCCGCCGCCTGCGCCGGATTGCGCGGCATGGTGGCGACCGCCCGGCCGTCAACGCGCAACGGCGCGATCGCGCCGGCCTTCTCCAGCAGCCACTTGAAGCGCATGAAAATCTGCATCGGGCCTTCGCGCCAGAACGGCAGGCCGGGCGTCCCGAGGCGGCGCTGGGCGCGCGCCATTTCGTCGAGCCACTGCCCGAGCGTCGGCGGCGTGTCGCCGGTCTGCTCGGGGTAATCGACGAAGAACAGCTTGCGCTCCTTCTTGATCTTCTCCTGATACTGGTAATTTGCGACCTCGGGCGGGGGCACCTTGTAGATCGCCTTCACGTCGTCGCCGCCCCCCGGCCGCACCGGATAGGCCATGCCTTCCTCGACGCCCTGCTCGACAGCGGCGAACGAATCATCGGGATAGGTGATCGGCGGCATGATCGACAGCGCGGCATGAGTGATCCGCATGTACTCGAGCTCGTCGATCTGGCGGAAGGTCGGCAGGCCCTTGATCAAGGGCCCGACGCCGTGCGGCCAGTCAGCGGTCGCGCCGAAACGCATCACCAGCAGCGGACAAGAGCCCTCGCCGACGCATTTGGCGTCGTGGATGACCTCGTTGCCGACCATGATGACGTGTTGCCAGACTTCGTCCGATTTGTCCTCCCAATCGCGCCAGAAGGCCCAGATCACCTGCGTCCGATCGCTCGGCTTGTCGGTGTGGCGGGTCTTGATCTCCTCTGGAATCTTCTTCCAGACTTCCTCGCCGACCAGCTCGCGGACGTAGTGGTTCCTCGTGAAACGCACCGCGGCGCGATAGTCGATCTCGCCGTAGG